AAAATGAGCACAGTTACAACAAACAGGCCAGCGAGCTATAGGACTCGCACCTACATTCAGAAAGCAGCAATGACAAACCGCCGTCTACGTGAAGGCGATATTGCTCGCATCGCAGAAAGGACAGGTTACTCATCAACACATGTGAGTGACGTATTATCAGGTCGTCGTTTCAATGACCGCATCATGAATCGTGCATTCGATATGCTGCGCGGCCGTAAGGAAAACGCATCTCTGATTGCCTAGTATTATAAGATCCACTGGGCCTAAAAATCCGGTGGATCTTTTTTTTTGAACAATAGAGATATTTATACTTAGAAGATTAACTAAAATAATTCAATAACTTTTCTTACTTTTACTTCAACAAAATTAAATACTATGAGCACAAAAATGATTAAAGGACACCAAGGCGACGTACAATTCCGCCAGATTGCAACGATTCCATCTACAGCAAAGCAGGTTAAAAACCAGCCAGTTGCCTATGGTGAGCACTCAGGACATCAGCACTGCCTTACAGGTGACGTAGCTTTGTTCATGGCAGAAGACGGTACATTCTACGCAGCAGTAGGTGGCGATGGTGCAACACTTCAGCACGTTCATGAGAACTACTTCAAAGAGAGCGACTGGGTTTCTACAAAGGAACTTCAGAAAGCAGACCATGACCCGCTGCACCTGCCTGCCGGTAACTACGAAATCTGGATCCAGAACTCGTACAACCCATACTCTAAGTTGATGGAGAAAGTCATCGACTAATACTTTGAGTCAAGGGGGATCATCTGGTGTATAGAAGAGATCGCAGAACTCAAGCATACCATGACTCAAAACTTTAACTGAAATAATTCAAAGGTTTCAATTACTTTTACTTCATACCAAACAAAATAAAGGTTTTATGATTACAATCGACCAGTTTACAGACGAGATCAAAGCTAAGATCCCTGACTACATTGACCACGCGCTCGACGGCGTATTTGACGGAAAAAACTACAAGAACTTTGACAAGGAGTCAGCTCTTGGTATCGTCAACAAACTCTATGACATGGCAGAAAAGCCAAGGCCAAAACACCTCATTGTCGTAGAGAATCCACTCGAGGCCAAGATCATCTATCACTTCCTTGTGGAGAACGAGAACATGATCGAGACAGCAGCGCAGGGCATCGACCGCATACCTGAAGCACAGCTTGCAAAGTTCGTGACAGAAAACAAAGGCAAGATGAAGTTCGTTGAGTCTTCTCTGTTCGCCATCGGTATCTACGCTCGTTACTACTACACGTGGTACAAGTTCATACAGGACGAATTCAAGATCGAGACTACCGGAGCCGCTGCTGAGCTGAACACACTCGAGGCGCTGAACTGGAAAGCAAATATCTACTCAGCGATCTTCTGCGAGGAAGTCTGCATCGTAAGTAAGTACCCTACAAAGATCGTACGCAACGCCGCAAACCTTCTGCACAACCCAGCGTATCAGGCAGTTACATGGAAGAGCACATACCCTTGCACAGCGTGGGACGACTGCTACTACATCAATGGTCGCCACATACCAGCAGAGATCTTCAACAAAGCTAAGTCTTTGACAAGGGAAGAGTTCGTAAAAGAGCGCAACTCAGACTACAAAGGCGCATGGTATGAGATCCTCGGCCAGAAAGGAATCATGGATCTTCTCGGTGCCAAAGAGATCGACAAGCAAACCTTGGTGCATTCCAACGGTGATCTTGAAGAAATCACTCTCCTTAAGACAGAAGACACATTCGAAGAGATCGATGACCAGCCTTTTGCATGGGTGAAGATGGTATGTCCTTCAACAGGCACACAGTATCTTCAGGGAGTAGAGCCTCATCACACAGACGCTCGATCAGCGATAGCATCTCTCAGCCGACTCAATGCTGAAGACTATAGCTGGGACATGAGATCTTAGTCAATCAACACAGCTTAACGTAAATCGGCTTCCGTGCTCGCTATCAATACGGGATAATTAAGGCAATGTAGATGCGTATCATTGATCTAACCGAAGCGTTAAGCTGTGTTTTATTCTTTTATAAAAATGAAGGTTATGAACACAATAAAGACAATCTTATTCGGCGTCCCAGCCACAGGGGATAATATCATCGATCGTCAACCAGGTTTCAGGACTTATTATCCATCAAACCAGATCGAGTTCAACTCATGGTCTTATCTGCTTAAGGTCGGATCACGAGTACAGAGAAACAGCAGAGTAAATCCTTGGTACAAAGACCGCAAGTAGAAGTCATGAAGAATATAACTCCTCGTTTTAAACTTAGCATAAACCTGAATCATAAACTGTCAGGAACACTCGAGGACAAGATCAGCTTAGAGCTTAATGATCAACTCAATTCTTTATTATGGATGGGAATATGGAATGAGTTTAATTATTACGAAATAATAAATCCATAGTTATGACAGGAAAAGTAAAATTCATAAAGGTTCAAGGGGCATGGTATGCAGATCTTCCTCAGTACATAGAGGACGGCGGTAACTTTGCAGATTGTCTCATGGTTGCTGGTGCTCCAGAACTCATAGAGAAACTCGGTGGCACTGATAGTCTCACAGTCACTATATCTGATAAGTGGATCGAAGGTTATCATGCGATGCTCACAAAGGACTACGCAACATATACAGAAGATGATCCTACAGATCTTAGCGGTCCAGGCTGGTCATACTATATAGCAGTGATACTTCCTAGGCGTATAAGCAAGGACCCATCCAGTCCATTCATAGAGACTCTCAGTGTTGGTCTTTGTCCAGTTAACGCGTGGGTATTCGGAGGCCAACACCCAAACACAATATTCATAAAACTAGATCAAGATGAAAAAGATCAATAAGACCAATCTGATAAGGATTCTGTCCTTCATAATGTTCACGGCTTATCTCACTTTCAACGGTGTGGATATAAAGATCGGAGACTTCAGATTCTATGTTAATGGACTGATAAAGCACTACAACGAAGAGAAGTAATTGATATTTATAGATAACAAAACCTATAAACGTTGAGTCTATTTCTTGAAGCCATAGTTCCCAATTCAGACGGCATACAAAACTACGTCTTGCAATATGGCATTCTTGGAGTTATAACGGTCGTTTTGGCCTATGTAGCATTCCAACAATATCAAAAGCTTATTGAAAGAAATGAGATGCTTGAAGAGAAGATAGATAGAGTTCAGAAAGAAATGAATGATCTACTTATCGAAGAGAGGGACAGGATGATGAAGCTCATAGAAGATAACACTAAAGCACTCAACGAATTACAGAAGGCGATCCTAAATTTCATGATCACAAATAGATAATTAAATGGAAGTACTAATCAACTACTACGTATTTTTATTATTTTTTGTTACCATAGGTTTTCTTGCAATGAAGAAGAAGAATAAGAAGATCAACAGATATTACACACCAGAACACAAGAGTTAGGTTTTTTCATACGCAAAATAAGTTATACATTTAAAGAAAAAAGGTTATATGTCAGAAGATTTAAAGCACTATTGTAAAGTTTGTGACACAGAGATACATCCCAAAAGAGTTAAACTGGGATACAAAGACACATGTGTAAACCACTCAGAGACTAAAAAGTTCATGGGTTTGGTAGTAACAGAAGGCAAAGAAAGCGAAGAGGTCTCATCAATACAAGTTATACGAGATCCAAAGATGATGGAAGAACTAGACAGACTCAGACCACCATCGAGCATGACAGATATTTATTAAAAACACAATACAATGTCGAACATAAAAGAAGCACTTAAGAACCTAACACACGAAGAAAAAGAGCAAATGCATCAATACGCCACTTCAATAAAGGAGATCAAAAAGAAAATGGCTGAGATGATACACAAAGCCAAATCAATGAAAGAGACTGGTGGAAATATGTCATCAGGTCTTGTGCTTCACGACGAAGAATAAAAAACAAATGTTATGGAAATCACAACAGAGCAGTTACTCAAAGAAGTAAAATTGGCATTACAGTATGGTAAGTCACTTGGATATTCTGAGTGCTTAAATCAAACCATAGGTAAAAAGCCTGAGTCTAATAATCCAGATCATGCGATGAAATATTACTTAGAAGAACTAGAAAAAAAATACTCATGATCATAGCATTAATCTTCAGTGTCCTATTTCTGTTATACTCGAGAAATAAAATGATGAAAGGATATGAAGTAAAACAAACCGAAGAGTATGATGATTTGGCACCAGAAACATGTGTCAAACGATAAGATGTAGGGTTTTCATTAATACCATATAGCTACCAACTAAAAGTGCAATTTCTTGGCGAACTTTGCACTTTTTTTATTTTACCTCAATAAGAACATGTATATTTACAATGAAATAAATAAAGACTATGAATACAGAATCAATACGGGTAATAGACCAAGAACTTGAAGATGCTGCTAATAATTGGATAGATTTACACTATAATAAAGGTGTAGAATATTCTAAATCAAAAAGAGGTGCTGCTAATCCGAAAAGTGGGTTTATAGCTGGTGCTAAATGGCAGAAAGAACAATCAGCTACAGACGCAATGGAGTTCGCTGAATGGTGTAGTAGTACTCATTACAGGTACGATCCTATTTATAAAACATGGAGATATGATGCAGATTCTTACACTTCAAAAGAATTTTACAAACTATGGCAACAGAGCAAAAACAAATGAAAAGAATAGATTTACTCATTTTTTGTCAAGCCGGAATCGAAATAACTAAGCACACTCGCAAACACGTTCCAGGCTCAGGAAATCCAAATCACAAGTACTACGCAGACTTACAAAGAGTGGTCTTTTTATTTAACGACCCGATGGAAGAACAACTTGGAAAATTTAGATATTGGGAATAATCAATCACTCAAAACTTAGATTGATTTATTTCAGAATTTTGTCGTAAATTTACAATGATACAAATAAAAGTTATGAAGCATATAGGAGATATCATACACGAAAATATTAGAAAGGCACTGGTAACATCTTTAAGAATCCAGATAAGACGTAAGGTATTGGACAACGAGGTTCACGAGTGTATGGATCAAGCCGCAAGAATCACTGGACAATTATTTGACTTAGGACTACAATGGAACAGATAACCGATACACTATACAGTCAACTGATCAAGACTTTAACCTCGAGTTTATTAGAGGATTTACAATATACTATGTCATGGTCAGTTCATAAGCACGTAGATCAACTTATAGGAGAACCCCTTAAAATTCTTAATGCAGGATATAACATAGAAAATAGATGAAGAACTGTAACATAGCAACAAAGATAACCTACCTTCACTCGTTCGGACATGTGATGCTCGATCAACTAGGTCCACAGCCATTCGATAGCGAGATAGAAGGCCACTCGATGTTTCTGCATATACAATCCATATTTGATGATCTACAAACGATTATACCATGAAGAAACTAAAAAAGGGAGACATAGCGAGGCAAATAGACTCTATAGACAAATCACACATAATAGATACTTCTGTAAGATTTGATATATGGCTTTCTGCTTTTGAGCGTAAAATAAATCCTACTGCGATAATGAACTCAACAGATCCGCAATTCATAGACTGATGAAACTGATTCCTTCGATATACTTATTCTGTAAGGTATATGATCATATGACCACTCCAGAGCGATTAGAGACAGCCAAAATTAATTCCTATGGTTTATATGTAAAAGAGAATATATACGATCCAGCGCTAACTATACTACAAAGAACCGCTGATGTGGTTAGCAGTATAAAGTAAAACACAAAATCTGATAGCATGAAGATAGTATACGCAATAGAGAATACAGCAAGAGACAATACATCAACATATAGACCTATTGATAAGTTATGCAAAGATCTTAGATCTATAAGGCATAGTTTGTGGATGGCGAAATTTTTTGCAGTGGCAGACATCAATCAGATAATAGAGGCAACAAATCCGTCAATAGATTTACCATGAAGAATATAATATCGAGCATAAAGACCTCGACATTCCTAGCACCATTTAACAGAGATCTAACTACCCATTCACTAAGGATGACAGTGATACTGATGCAAGATGACCGTGACATAATAAAGGTAAAGACTGATATATACACCGCACTAGAAGATCTAATAACACTCACAGAACCAATAGACAAATGAAGAACATAACAGTATCGATGAGGACACGTCTAAACCATGATATACCAGGCAAACATATATGGGATCAATCGGTGAAATCATCGTTAGGAATAGGAGGTTTTAGTAAGATACCGATAAAAGACGCGTTAAGGGACAGCATAGTCGAGTGTATAGGAAATCCAATAAGACGTAATCTAATGATAAATTGATAAGGATGAAGATAATACTATTGGACATAAGAAGAAAGGTCAGAAGATCTGTTATAGGAGGAAGAGTGTATCATGAAAATGCTCACATAAGGTTACGACTCTCAAAGATAGATCCACAGATAATGCAAATAAGGACATCATTACAACCCATATTAGTAGACTTATCATTCTTGGAATCAGCCCAAAATTCACTCACCATGCATATAGACTACATATGAAGAACATAACCAGGGACGTAAGGATAGCATTGGACATAGAGACCGATAACTCACTAAGGAACTCGCTGAACGAATTAGTGTTTATAGTATTGGACGAGTACACCTACATGTGCACAGGACAGGAGCTACTAGACAAGATATCCAATCAACTATACTCACAGATACACTTACCGATGATAGCACAACTGCACAACTTACAAGAACTATGAAGAACATATTATACGACATAACAACAGGTTTAATAAGAGGATTATATTTGGATGTCGTACTAGATCTAAATACCAATAACGCCAAGATATTCAAATCTTACCTTCAAGAGCACAGACCAATCAATACCGTAAGAGATGTATTAACAGAACAAATACTGATGCAGATACAAAATCAACTAAATAGACAACTGCTCAATTCGCAATAGAGGAGGACGATGAAGAATATAATAGAGGATATAAGAGAAGGGATGTACCAGAGCAAGAATAGGCACAGGACACCAATATACAGTCTGATCCGAGAAGCTGGAGATTTATTAGAGATAGATCTGCGCATCGACATAAACGATAAGATATTCGACAACATATTCGCCCAACTGCTGACAGGCGTGTACATACCTACGAGAGGAGAACTGATACGCATGGACGAAGAGTATACACTATGATATCATTTTAATATCATACTAATATCAGTATAATACCATTTAGCAAGAGCAGTAGAGAGCGGTAAGTTTTATATAGATAGTGAGTAAAGCCAGCTAGAGAGTTGTGGAAAAGACTGGAATGGTAATATAACTAGAGGGAGGAGAAGAGAGGAGAGAGCATTGCTGGTGGAGGAATCCCAGCGCTAGAAAACCCACAGGGAAAACTCTATCTTCTAAGTCACCAATATATATCAACTAGAAACAAAAAAGGTATTTTTTCATTGATTTTCATTACATTTACATTATGGAAAACATATTACACACTCTTGAAATAATCATATCCGTGCTTGGAGCGGTAGCCTTTACCATATCCAGTGCGATGCTTGGCGCTGTGATCAGGTATTCAAACAAACACGGACTGACAAATAATGTAAAGGAGATGAAGATAGCAATGGTCGCCTTTGGGTTCTTTGCTCTATATCTGTGGGCGATATTCTTTGAGCTGACCAGGTAAAATCAAAAAAGGTATCTGCAACCTAAAGTTGTAACAAAAAAAATATTACAGGCACATCTAGGTCTCCTGCAATTGAAAAAGGTATTTTTGTATAACTGGTTGTGTTTGTGATTCTATTACCGTCGTTCTTGTCATCCGTTTTCTAACCACTTGGGTGAAGTACTCCGGACCACCGGCCTAATTGCGACAAGACTCATTAGGTGATAGT